ACGGTCAAGTTGAGCCGAGAAAATTGAGCCGATGCCTCGAATGACATTACCCGCTTTAAAAGCTGCTCCGAGATTGTCTTTGACTCTGATTCGAATTTGGTCACCCGCCTCAAGTGCGATTGGACCATCGAAGTGAGCGACCCCAGGTTGATCAATCGCGCCATAGTGTTGAGTGTCTAAGCGCCCGAACTGGTAAAGCGATGATCCATTCTTATCGAGATGAACCTGAAAATCGGTCGCTGAGCCGGTCGAGTAAAAGTAAATTGTCGTCTTAATCTCATAGATGCCTGACACCGGAGCCGTGGCGATGCCGGTTGAATTGTCGTACCAGCTCCCAATGTCTACGAACTCTGTATCAAAGATCACGACATACTCAGAGATTGCCGTCGAGAGTGTAACGTTTGCGCTCTGATACGCATTGAACTTTGGTGAGCCCATCTCCATCTTTACGTCATCCACAAAAGTCGTCGTTGACGCACCCGTGCGAGCAATAAAGACACGAGCAAAGCGAGCATTGGTTGGCGCTGCGATTGCTCCGCCGATGCGCAGCCAACTCGTTGTGAGTGCCTTGGTCTGCAACGTGTTATTGGAGACGGTGCCTTTTGAATAAGTGTAGAAACTAATCGAGATCTCACCGCTCGGGCTGCCGCTCGTTTTCTTCATTGCGGCACTCACCAAGTAGATCTCACCCTCAGCGATTGGGATGTAATCGCTCACGATGGCCGTTGATGCTCGCGTTGACGAACTCGGAAAGCGCAACGCGTAAAGCCCCTCAAGCACCAAGCTCTCACTCACGCGCTCAAGATCGGTGTTCCAAGTCCCTGAACTCATCGCCCAGTTATCTGGTGGGTAGGCGTTAGCATGACTCCAAGCCTCAAAGCCACCATTTCGCAATCTATCAAAGCCGGTCGTGACGGTCTCGCTCAACTGCTTCGGACCCACTGAGCCAAGTCGAGCAATATCAAGCGTGCCAGCGACGCCACTGCCATCGGTCTCAATGCTTGAGAGTGCAGCATTGCGCGGGCTTTGAATCCCGCCATCAGCAGTCGTCACAATTGCGCCGGTGACTGAATCGTAACCGATGCTAGTGATGGTGTCGGAAGGCAGCTCAATCTCTTCAACCGTTGAGACTGGCATCGATGAGCCGTCACCGCGCATCATGACACCACGACCAATCTCAATCTCAAAAGAGCTTGATTGGCTGCTGATGGTCGGTGGCAATGTAAAAGATGGTATGCCGCCACCCATGAAGGTCAGCGTTGGCCGCACCGGTATCAAAGCAACGTCAGGGATATCGACGACATCGGCAAGCGATACTGCTGGTGCTGTTGAGAGCGAAACCTGACACGCGGTGAACTTCACTGAAGGCACGTCGCTCGTGATGTCGAATTCTTTCTCAACGATCTCGAACTTCGCGGTGATGCTTATTGAGTCGTCATCGAAGTCAGCACTAGAGAGCAAGAGCTTGTCAGTGTCGAAGTCAACAAAGTCGCCAAGCTGAAGGTCAGCGTGACGCAGTGAAGTTCTAAACTCGACAGTGATGGCGCCGTTGGCGAAACGGGTCAAAGTCTCATCACAAAAGCGCTTGAGAATCGTGCAATCAATAATCTCCATGCCATCGGCACGATCGGGATCATCAGCCTCATCGGTAGCAATTGTTGCGCCGCCAACATAACCGACAGTGTACCGAACATTTTGAACTGCTTTAATCGAAGAGCCGCCAGCGCTGCCATCGTCATCAGTGTCAGCAAAGTGAGACACTCTCTCCATGACACCAGCATCATGATAGTTAATGCTAGCCGCTGCGGTGCTCTGGAAGATTGCGCCGGAGGTTGCACCAAGTTCAGCAATCGCAAACGTGGCAAGCCTAGAGCCGCTCAGCGCCGCGTTTGTCGCGGGAGTATGCAAATACCCATTGGTGGGAGATGCGGTCACTGCAATCGAACCTCGAAGTCCTGAGAAGCCCGTAATCATAGCGCCATCAGTCTCAAGCGTGAAGTTTGAGACGTTTGAGAATGCAACCGTTTTTGAGATCAAACTAACCGGCGCAAGATGCCCAGCGGTGACTTTGAGCGTTTTCTCTCCAAAGGTCGCCAGTGATGTCGAATCTTTCCGCCGATATGTTGCCGATTGCTGAGAATTCTCGATGCCAACGATGATTTGATTGACTACACCACCAAAAGCGTTGGTTTGCTCAAGCTCATCATAATCATCAGCGGTCAATGTGCGAACACTGGCAGTCGTTGAATCGTAGAGCTTAGCCCTAATTGCACCAAGCTCATCGACGTAGAACGTAACACCGCAAAATTGAGCGATCTCATCGATGATCGGACGTACTGAGACAAACTTCTCATCAGCCGTCGGTGCGTGTCCGATTGACTCGGTGGTGCCATAGTAGCGCCCGCTGCGACCAAGACCCACCGGTGACAATACGGTGTCGCTTCCATTTGCCTCGGCTTGTCTAGCCATGTCGGCCATGTGCTCATAGTAAGGCTTGATGCTCACCGACGTCATATTGAAGTGAGAAATTGAAGTTGAGTAATTAGTGGGGTCGAAGTCTGCCGCCGTCGTTGCAGTCGTCTCAGCACCGTACTCAATAAGCTGCTTGGCTACCTCAAGTGGATGCTTGCTGATGAATTTGCCTCCGAACTTGCGACGTTCGAGGTTGAAGATCTCATCAGCGAGTTTGATCACGATGACACCATTGCCAGGCAACACTTCAGTGATAACACCGACAAAGACCGTCAGGTAGTCACCGATAGCAACGCCATCAAAGCCGAGCTTGATGTAGACTTTGGCATTGAAGAGCGTTTTGCGTCCTGCCCAGTTTCTAATCGTTCCATCATCAACGATCTCAAGTGTCATCGTGCCACTTGATGTCTTGCGAGTGATTGGATCAACTTTGCGCGAGATGTTGGTGACGCTGCTCAAGATTGCGTTGTTCGACTCACTCAATCCGCTCAACATGCCGCCAAAGTTGTGAATGCGATATGTGCCCAACGGATTTGCATCAAGATCAAAATCAGCTACCACGACAGGCGTTTGACCGCCTTGCGTTGCTGCGTCTTTGAATGATGCTGAGAGTGATAAAACCATGCTACGATCCTGAGCTCTTGAATGGAGGCTGCTCAATCAATGACGTGCCAAAGACGCGCTCAATCGGTCCCTGTAGTGGCAACGATAATGTTGGCGACTCTGCAAGCATCAAATAAGCATCTGGCGATGATTGTGATGGATTCTCAATCCAGACAATTGGCTTGGTAAAGTCGTCAGAGTCATCAAAAGCCGCCTCAATCGCTGTCAGTTCGTTGGAGTCGGTGACGCTCTTGTTGATAGTTCTGAGTGCTTTGCCTCGGTGGTAGGTGTAGCGCTGCGTCAATCCGCTCTTGCTTGCAAAGTCACTAACAAGCCCGGTCTCACTCTTGTCATCAAACGGCAAGTTGGGATTGTGCATCAACTGACGACGCTGGCCAACCCATACCTCACCGATGGCGGGCTTGATTGTGGTGGTACCGTCTACATTTTGAAGCCTGACATTGAGCTTGCGATTGCTGGTGCCAAGTGTCACGCGCTGCGGATAACTCGGTTTTGCGCCGCTAGTGTCATAGAGGAAGGTGAAGACAAGCCGCGAGTTGTCACCCGATGCAACGGTGATGGTGTCCGAGATTGTTGTGGTGGTCGCTGCACCGGTAGCGACTAGATCAACGGTGATATCTGGGCCGCTGGTGTCAACATCACCGAAGTTGTGGCCCATGATAACTACCGTGTCAAAAGTGACATCAGAGCCAAAGGCAAGACGGAATGCTGGCGATGATGGTGTTGACGTCATCTTTGACGCAACCGTAAGAGCTCCAATCCGGTCATAGGCTCTCACTCTTGCATTACTGATGGTGTCCTCATCTGTCTCATCAGACCCGCCATTGTACGCATCAAACCAACCGCTTGATGCTTTGGTGATCTTGTCCGAGTTGTTAGTTGCCACCATCATCGGCTTGTCAGCGTCGTATGCGGTTTGCTCCCAGGTCGCCATGTCTGCCAGTGATACGCTCATCAGATCGCCCCTTGTGCTTGAAGGTCACGCATCGCGGGCATGATGGTTGAGCGCACGTATTTGGCGACCTCAGTTTTATTCGGTAGTGCCTCGCTCTTGATCGTGATGTTCACCCCGCCAAGTGATGACGTCCCGCCAACCGTTCCGCCATTTGCAAAATGTCCCGTTGAATTAACGCCGTCCATGTTGCTAAACATTTGACGCATTGCTTCAACTTGATTGGTATTCATCACGTATTCGCCAGGCATCAACATCGCAGGCACTGAATCCTGCCCTGCTGTGCCACCTCGAACCATTCCCCCTTCTGCCATCCCTGGCAACTTTGCCAAGAATCCTTCGAAGATTCCAGCAACGACTGCCGTGGCTGCAATGATAGCAAGAGGTCCGCCAAATGATGCACCTGCCGCTGCGTTCGCCATTGCTGCGAGTTGCATGTTGATGATTGTGTCTCGCGCAAATTGGACGGTGGCAGTCAAAGCATTTCCAAGAAAAGCGGAAAAGAGTTCACCCGTTTTCTCCGTGCCGGTGACAATTGCCGAGAAAGTTTGACCAAATGAATTGCCGAGAGTCTGGTATAAACCGCCAAGACTTTGCGCAAAACTCAGATTTTGTTGATGCGCTTTCTCAAGTTCAGTTGATAGCTTTTTCGTTTCCTTCGTTGTTTCTTTCGTTTCTTCTTTCGTGTCTTTGAGCTTTTCATTTGCGCCAGCCGTTGCTTCGCTCAAACCATTCATGGCGGCAACTGCAACTTTTCCAATGCCGTTCTTGATTGATTTCTCAACGTCGCCAATTTGTTGTTCAAGTAATGCTTGATCGTTGAGTAACGTTTCGATCTCTTTTTTTGCCTTGTCGCCTGAATTCTCAAATTCATCACCGAGCGCTCTGGTGTTCTTTGCTGCGTTGTCAAAACTTTTCGCGATGTCATCGCCAACGCCTGGAATATAATCCGCAGCATCTGCCGCAGTCTCAAGAATGCCAGCAAGACCGTCAAGCATAGCGGCCACCGCAGTGTTGACTCCTGCTTTGAGCGCCTCCCATGCAAGCGCAAAAAAGGTCACGATGCGAGTGACACCGACGATTGACTTGGCGACACCGCCAACCATTAGAAGCGCAAAATCTCGGAAGTATTCGACGAGTTTGAGACCGATGATTTTTTGATTCTCAACGAAAAAATCACGAGCACTCTTGATCAATGGCTTCAACGCAGTGACCGCAGCATTGAAAGCATTGATCAAAACATCGCCAATCCTAGCAGCAAGAGATCCAATCAATTCGTTGTTCTTGTCAAAACTTGCTATGAGTTTGTCGTTCTCATCACGATACTCTCTGGACTTTTCAGTAAAGGCTCTGAAGACTTCGACGCCTTTTTTGAATAACTCAAGTCCTTGATTCAACCCCGTGGCTGCCACGGCGAACTTGTTGAGAGCAGCGCCTCCTACGGAGCCAAACTTTGCGACAATTTTTTGGGCTTTTTTAGCAGACGCGCCAACCTTGCCCATCGCATCGCTGGCCAAGTCTTTGAGGAACACGGTGATTGGGATATCATACTGCGCCATTTTATCTTCGCCTCGCTTTCTTCATTGCCGCCTCATGCTCTGCTTGAGCTTTCTTTTGCCGTTCGATTTTCATGCTCTCGATCTCGTTGTTGATGATGTCGATGACTTCAAACACAAACGCGGGCTCATCAAGCAAATTTGATGTTCCGAAGGGTAGGACTCCGTAGGTCTTCCACTCACGGAACCACCCGAGCAAGAGATCGATCTCGGCATCAAGCTGAGACCAAGGACAACGCCGAAGGCTAGGAGCAAAGTCAAAACCAAGCGACTCGTTTGGCTCTTCGCATCCGCGGACCGTTCGGTGTTCATCGCCTTCGGCATAATCTTTGCCTTTGCATTTTGAACACCCCCAATCCAAGGCTTGGTGCCCGCTCGCTAAGAAACGAGCGCCAAGCCTTAATCTTTTTTTAGTCCAGACCTCAAGGTGGAGATCTCAGTGATTGCGGCATAAGCCTCATCGATTAGTGCTTGCTCGGCACGTTCCCAAAGTTGTTCGCCGTCATCGATGCCTCGATCAAGAATGTCCAGACAACGTTCAGCGCGCACCACGCGAGTTTTGATAATGCGTTCAATCGATGCTTGTGCTTTGTTGATGTCAACTTGACCGTCGCTTTTGATTGCGGATCGATGCACAGCGCGAAGTTCTCCGCCAGTCATTGGTGCAAGATGGAGAATCATTTGATCGTTTTGATCTCGATCACGATTTCCATTCCATTCCGGCACGTAACGTCGCACGTCCTCTTGCTTGATTTCCATGATGTGATCCCCTTGTTTGATTAGGCTTGATTCCAAGCCAGTGTGATTTCATCGTCGCCACTGCTGCCGAGAGCAGTAAACGGAATATTGAGAATTGCTTCATCAGATTCTGGCACATCAATGCTGCCAAAGTCTAGCTCACAAGTGGACATGGTGACGACCACTTTGAAGCCAGTGGTTGCGCCGATAGTCACGACAATCGGAACAGTCGTAAAACTTGGATCCGCTGTTGCTGAGGTTTGAACATAACGCTGTGCTAATGACTTGATGAAATCTTTGCGTGCTCTGACGGATACGCTTCCACTAACCGATCGAAAGCCGGAAACGAAATCGCTAGTGCCTTTTTCAAAAGCCTCATCGGACAATGCTTTGATGTTATTGGTGATCGTGACATCAAGAGCCGTGATTGGAAGGCTCACGCTGTTAAGCGTTAAACTTCCAGTGATGCCATTCAACGGACTGCCTGCTGTCGTCTCGGTGTATGTTGACGGAATGACGGGATCATTGTTGGCATATGTGCCACTCTTGACAGTCAAAGTGTCAGCAGCGCTCTTTGACTTTACAATGGTTTCATCGCCATCAACATCAATCACGGAGCCAACCATAAAGTTGACGCCCTCACCACTTAGAAGCGGCAACTCTGTTGCGCTTACGCCGGAAGATGCACAAGTGCCAGTGCCTGTCAGCGCATAATTAAAAGCGCCACCACTGAAAGTCATCGTGGGCGGCTCTCCGCCGCTTAACGAAAGTCCGAATTCTTCGACGTATGCACCAAAGAGATCTTCACGAAAGACGCCGTTGGCAGTGCGTGCGATGCGACAAGTCGGCAGAGCGTTGCTGCTGCTGAGATTGTAAGTCTTGGCAACTGAACCACCAAACGAGCCTCCAAAGGCTGCCTCAATTAGCGGATCAATATCTGGAGCGGTGGTGCTTCCTGCTGGCAACAAGTAACTCTCACAACTCCAACTGATCTCTTGTTTGCCAGTGATACGTTCAAGAACCGATCGACTTGTTCGAGAATCCATCCGATCGTTACGCGTAACAGTGAACTCCATGGAGGAGTTGAGAACTTTTGCCGCATCAGCTCCAGCCAAACTCTCTTGTGAATCGGTGCCATAAGAGCCACCCGCGGCGGTTTCTTTCTTGGTGAAGTATTTTAAATTCCTGCCAAGTGCGTGATCTGTTGTTGCTCCCATAATTAGGCCTCCTCAATTTCGTCTTTTTTCTTTTTGTTGTTAGTCTTTGCAGACTTGAATCGTCCGCTCTCAATCAACGCATCAGCAAGCGCTTTTTCCACTTCTATCGTTTCACCGGCTTCGATTCGTTTATCGTCTAGTCTAACCGGTATCTGGGCAATCACTTTGGTCATTTTGATCTCCTAGCTGGAACTTGTGGTCCGAACATATTTGACCTGGACTTGAGCAAGCACTGAACCGTCACCACGCGCATCAGGATCGCCCTCATCGGTTTCTAATTGCGTGAGAGTCGTGCTAATCGCGTTTGCGCCTCTCGTCGTGTCAACGTTGAGTGCTGCTATCAAATCATCGATGAGATTGTTGAGTTTAGTGCTTCGATCGCTTTGACTGTTGCCATTGACGTGACCGATCACGCTGACGTTAAGCGTGCATAGCATTTGATTGAATGGTTGGTGTTGAACTTGTTCGGCTTGCGGCACGTATCCAATGAAGGGGCGCTCACCAGTTTTAACGTCAGCATAGCCACGCGCTAACGCTTGAACCTTGGTCACCGTCGTCTTGTAACCATTGCCAGTCGTGATGCTCTCAAACGTTGTTTGCAGATTGTTCAAGATTAGTTTTCGGGCAGGCGTTGGCATTACTTCGCGTCCTCTTCGATCGCGTTTTCAACCAACTCATCAAAGACTTGATGAATCTCCGGCAATGCTTGCTTGACTGCTTCTCTGATGTACCAACGAGCGGGCATTTTGACGCTACGCCTCAGAAAATAAGCAACTTGGCCTTTGTCATCTTTGAGAGTTCCGGTTTTTTTATCAAGCCAAAGCAGCTCACTCTTCATTGGCGCAAAGGCGCGAAGATCACTTGGACTCGGCAAATTCTTATTGAACCCGGAAAAAAACGTTGTGTTGCCTTCATTTGGAATCGCCAAGGCTTTTGCTCTCGTGGGTCTAATTACACCGCCACGATCATGGATCAACGCATAAGGCAACTGGGTTCCTGTTTGAGGATCCGTGCTAACTACATCGATTGATGCTTCATCGGATCCAGTGAAGTAAACACCGCTCGGCTTCCATGAGTCTCTCAATCTGCCAGTGTGCCGTCCCTTTTCAAGAATTCGAGACGTGCTATCTTGGAGTTGCCTTTGCATAATTTGAGCGGACTCAATTAGTGCATTGGTGACACCCGCGCCGTATTTCTTGACGAAATCACGAGCAAACGCTTCAACGCTGCTTGTGTCCATCTTTGCCTCGAAGTCAGCCGCCATCTCAGTCCTCGTTGTTCTTGAACTGGTCGAGTCTAAACGGTGCCAGCGGTGCATCTGAATCGTTGCGGATTGATTCTTTCTCGGCAATAGACCCGCCACCAAAGAACACACCGGTTGAGCCTCGCGCCGCCTCTGCGCGTAACTCTTTGAGTAGGGCTTGGTAGTGGGTCGTTTTTTGAGATCGTGGACCACCAAGCCCTAGAGCTTGCCGGTCTATCTCGCGTGCGAACTTGCCAAGGATTGCTTCGATGCAATCGATGGAGGTTAGCACGACATCGTTTCGAATTGTCAGGAGGGCGGTGATCGTCTCATTGGAAAGCAAGACTTCCTCGCTGTCGGTGTCACCGATGCGAAGTCGCACTTTGTCGAGGTCGGTGCTCAGATTTTCATCGAAAGAAAAACTCACCGTTTGCCACCCTTCGCTTTAGCTCGTCGCTTAATACTCTGCGACAAGATTTCATCTGGTACATCAATGAGGGCCCCGTTTTCCAGCATACGCCGGAAAGCGGGCCACTCACGCGCATGAGGGAGGGGGGTCCACGCTGAGACCTCCCCACCTTCAAGCTTGAGCCGTTTGGCTGCAAAGATCATTAGGTCAAGCAGCTAGTGAAGAAAGCGCCTAGCTCGGTGCTCACAACTTTGAAGTCGAAAGCGCTGAGCGCTTCGATGCGCTGCGAGTGCTTGTGATCAATGCGATAGTTCAAAACGCGGAGTCCTGAAGCATTGCCACCAGCGACGCCGGTGAAATTAAACATGTAGCCAGCACTTGGAGTCATCAGACCCGGTGCATCTGGCACGTAGTAAAGAGCCGCCTTAGCGTCTCCAAATACGAAATCCAATGAGTCAGTTGCGCCTTGAACTGCGCTGTTGACGATTGCGCCAGGGACATGAACACGAGCAACACCAAACAGGCTCGCCATCAAGTCAGTCGTCAGCATACCGGTCTGGGTATATTTGACGCGCTGCAAGAGGTCGTCATTGTTTGCAAGTGCTGTGTAGGTATCCTTAGAAAGCACGAGAACGTTAGGACGTCGCCCAGTCTTGCTCTCTACGGAGTCAATCTGCTCACGGATGTCGTTGATTGGAGTTGAGTTTGCTGCATCCCACTTAGTGCTTGGTGTGATGTCGCCGCCAGTTGTTGAACCGGTCCACAAACTAGTTGTAAACGCAGCACCAGCAAAGACTTGCTCACGCTTCAAAAGCAACTGTTCAGTGATGTACTGAGTTGTGGATACTTCGATGTTGAGCGCTGCATCAGCATTGCCAACAACGTAATCGTCAAGGTCCATATGGACGCCATACTGGTCACAACTGAACGTGTCAGTTGATAGCGTGTAGTTGGCACCAACAGTCTCAGAACCGGTCGCACGCAAGTCGGCGATTGATCTGAGGTAATTCCCTTTATCAAACACGAAATATTTGTCCGTGAGTTTAGGGCTTGGGATTGATGGAAATACTTTGTCAGCGATGAAGCGTGTTTGCTCCTGTGCATAAGCAACTGAGATATTGCTCAACGCTTCATCAACGTGAACCTGTGAAGTGAGTAAAGGCATCGTTTTTTCTCCTTTTAGTAATCAGTGATTAAGCTGCACGTGCACCGTTGATGCAGTTGATAGCGCAAGAGATGATCTCGCCTGCTGCGCTTGCTGCTTCTAGGGCTTGCCCAACAAGTCGGACAGTGGTGTCAGTACCAGCCGCAACAACGTCAGCTTGACCATCATCGCCGGTGCCGATGTTGTTACCAACTGCAATCGCCTCATTGGCTGAGACCTTGCTGATGCCGTAGAGCATAACGCTTGCGGCTTCACCTGAAGCTGGTGCATTTTGCAAAACACCGATTGGAACGTCAGTCACCGCCGCGCAAACGTTGACGGTATTGTCAGCGGTAATTTTAACAAAGTAGTACTGCTTAGCACTTAGGTCTGCCGCTGCGGTGAACGTTGCGACCTGTCCTGGTAATTCGTAAGCCATCGCTTTTTCTCCTTATGCTTTCTTAACTCTCTCTGCCTGGTATTCAGCATAGAGTTTTGGGTTGGTTTGAATTGCTTTCGCAATCGCTACAGGCATCTCCAGTTTGCCTTCTGACTTCTGGATCTCTTCCTGAGCGAGTTGCTGGATTTGCCCCCAAGCGTCACTTGCTGCTTCAACCGGTGCATTGCTGCCAGCCTCAACCAGTGTCGCGCCGCCCTTCATCCCGTTGGATGCAGCGGTGAGAGCTTTCTCAATGCGTGCGCCGAAGTTCTCATCACGCGCTTTAGCTTCAAGCACGAGATCACAAACTTCCTCCAATGAATGGCCTGGAACATTGCAAAGTGATTTCTCGCTTTTTGCGATGAATTCGCTTCGCTCACGTTTTGCCAATTCTTGCCCAAGCTCGTTTTCGAGCTTTTGACTTTTTTCGACGAGTTCACGATTGGACTTCCAAAGAGCTTCGACTGCTGCACGAGCAGCATCTGGAAGTTCGCCAAGAGATTTCTTGAGATCTTCCTCATCTTTCTTTTCCATATCGTCCTCAGCTTTCTCAGCCTCGTCTTTTTCTTTCTCGGTTTCGTCTTCCTCTTTCTTTGCCTCGTCGTCTTCCTTCTCATAATGACGAGGTTTTTCGATTTCCTCACCATTAGCAGTTCGAAGAGCTTTGAGAGCATCCTTGACTGACATCATATCCGAGAAGGACTCTAGGAGTTTCATTGCTGCGGAAATTGCCGCCTTGGCATCTTCCGGCAGTTCCATTTTCTCCATGTTCTCTTCCAACTTCGCGATTGCTTCCGACCGTCCTTCGGCTTTCAGCACTTCGACCAAGATTTCTTCCATCCTCATCGTTTCACCTCTTGCCGATTTCATGATTGGAAACCGGCGTTTCATGTTTGCACCGCTTTCAACGAGCGAGACCTCATGAGTTCGCACGTCCTTGAGCGATGTGACGCGGCGCTTTTTTGCCATCGTCTCACCTCGACTTGTTGTTTGATTGTTGCCTACTCGGCTGGGAAGCAATCTACTCGATCGCTATTGATATCGTAGCAGAGCGATTTTCTCGGTCAAGCCCGTTCGATGAATTCAACTTCAGGCATCTCGCTCTCTGCCATCTCTTCGCGTTGCCCATATCCGCCAATTGAGAATCCGTTGAGCTCTCCAGATTGAACGCGACTCCAGAGCTCGGGCGTGAGTTTGACGCCAAGAATCCATGAACCAGAACGCACAACGTCATCACCGAAGTTTTGCGCATACGCTTTATGGGGTCTGCCTTCGATTGCGGCTTTGTAATCTTCGGTGGATGGATAGGGTTGAATCCATGACTCAACGATTTTTGCGCCGTCTGCTTCGCCGTTATGATCAAGACCTACCACTCGGGATTCGCTCAAGAAATTGTGCGCGGTTTCTTCGATAACTGCTGGACTCAAGTAATCATCATGAGCATCGATGATGTAAGGGTCGAGAACTACCCCATACACGATGCGTTTTGCTTCGTCTGCTTTATAGATGCCGACGCGTTTCTTTGCTTTCTCGCGTTCTCTCTCTCTCTCATATCGTTCAAGAGTGGAACTGGCCCACGTAAAACCTGGGTCGCCTCCCCAAAGTAAATGCGCGATGTAACCAGCCCCAGGCCAACCTGGATCGCTTCGATCTCGATTCTTGGGTGCCTTCAAATCAACTTTGTGGCGACTAAAGAAACTGAACATTCGCTTGATCGTGTCGATGCTTACGCGTCGACCATTTGCAAGATCACGCGCACGCGCAACACCGACAGCAGTGCCGCCTCTGCGATGTTCTCGCCTTAATTCAAGACCACGACGTGCTGCCTCGCGCACGCCCTTGGGTGGCAGAAAGCTCGTCTCAACTTTCTCGATCAACTCGTTGAGTTCTTTGACGCGACGTTCCAAAGAATCGACGTGCTGCGTTTTACGTATTGCTGCCGGATGCGGCAATGATAGATCTGCCGCCTTGCCTAATACTTCGCGTGCTGCGGTTCCTAATGCGATGACTGCCAATGGCTCGTCGTCTTGGTGATCGCTAAGTTCACCGAGATCGATCACATCAACTTCCGTTCGCAATAGACCGATTGGATTCAAATAATTTTTGGCAAATCGTTCACCACTGATGCCGCATAAGTGTTGACCACGAGCGACATCGAGACCCGAAGGCGTACTCACAACGAAAAGCAAACGCTTCTCGGTTTTCGTTGACTTTGGGTGTTCAGACGGAAGCAGATCATAATCGGTGGTGTATTTCGGATTGGATGGTCGTCCCGATCGAAGTAACTTGAGATAAGCGTTGACTCTAGCCATTGCCCATTGATCTCGACTGCTAACGCTCGGTCGATGACTCGTTGAGAACGCGCCAGCGCCGCGTCTGAATACCGCTTTTAGAGCGCCAAGATTGGCGCGTTTACTTTTCGCGTCGCCGACTTTCTCGTTGTGTTCGTCGCGTTTTCTTTCGAGTGCCTTGATGTTTGCATCGCTGAGTTTAATGCCGCCACGTTGACCACCGGCAGAGCCTTCGGGGTTGCGCGTGCTGCCTCGTCGTCGTTCGCTTGGCTTGGCTGGCGTCTTTGGATCGTCTTTTTGTTTATCGAATCGAGATCCGACACGAGCGGTTGCTATCGCGGCAGCTTGTTCTTTGTCGCCAGTGCGTTCAAGGATCGCCTCATAAATTTGGTCCCACTTGGCTGGTTTCTCGATGAGTTCAAGATCATCGTGTGACTCAACGACCTCAAACTCAAACTCATTTGATGCGCCCTCGTGTGGTTCATAATCGCCCTCCATCAGAGTCGGACCATTTTCGGTATTCATCCAGTGATAACCGTCCGGTGCCGGGATCTTAATCGTTGCCATCGTCGCCCCCTTGCTCATAAAGTCCCTGTAAGTCTTTGAGATCTTCGCCCTCTGGCGCTTGTTCGCCTTGTTCTCTTGATGTCTCTCTCTCGACTTGTGGCAAGCCTGCAAACTCTCGTGCATGATCCTCAAGCGCATCGTCTGGCGTGATGACACCAGCACCAACGAGTGAGGCGATGCCACTTGCAAACTCGGAAAGCTCTGGCAATTCAACGTCCTCATATTTGAGAGTTGGGGCGAACTCGTAAGAAATACCATTCAATTCTAGGAGTTGCGGTATCGCGTGCGCGTTGAATTGCGATGCGATTGAGTCGAGGTAGGTTCCGAGTGATTGAGCAAAGAGCGAGGTCTTGTTGCTCACCAGTGAATACGAGCCATGACCATCAAGCCCGGTGATTAGAAACTCAGCCATCACTGAGATTAGAATCCGCGATTCGTATCGTTTGATGATTTCGTTGACATCGATGGGACGTCGCCCGCCAGCACTCAAGAGCTTGAGTCTGAAGCCTGACGGCGTGCCATCGCTGAGAGTTTCTGATGGTATCACCAGACCCTCGTACTCATCGCGACCGACGCGCTGAATCATGTCCTTCATCGATGCAAGCACGCTTTTCTCTGCGGCGCTTGCGTTACTCGATAACATTTGAAGCGGGACTTCCATGCACGGCAGACCAGCAAGATCACGACTCACGCCAATCGCTTCGTATGTTGAGATCTTCTTTTTGTAATAATACGAGATGTAAGCATTTCTCAGAACCGAACGCCCTTCTGGGTTGTTCTTGTGTGCTTCAGTTCTAAACAGCAGAATCTTGTCGGCTGGGATGTATCGTCGATTGTAATAGGGCGGCGCTACTTGAATCACCCCACGGACTGCGCCATCGTCTTGGTCGAGGTCCCACTTTTCGATCGACTCTTGTGATCGAATCGGAAAACCACGGAACCCGATTCGATTGTCATCGAACTTTGAACGATACAGTTTGGACTCATGTCTTGGCCCTTTGCGTAGCTTGTACGTGATTTCATGCACTGAGAAGCCAAAGATCAGAAAGCTCAAGATCTCGCTGATTGTATCAGTCCAAGTTCGATCGAGATCTTCAAAGAGCGCACCCTCAACGAACTCAGCCACCGCACGCGCCTCATCGTTGTCATCGGCTGGCTCAATCGTCCAATCAACTTGTCGCACAAGTGTCTTGATAGCGTACAAGAACGCGCCAACGATGGCATCATTCTCTGCCATCTCGCGGAACATCCGCCGACCTTTAGGGTTCTTGAGATCATTGAGAAACTCCTCGGTGATCTCACCGCCCATCGATTTGAGACCGGTCTGACCGTACAGCTCAAAGATATCGATCGGGTTTTCGTTTTCGTTGTTATCGTCGCTCATATCAATTTCCCTTCTTCCTTAAGTTGTCGGATCTTTGCTCTGCTTGGTCGTCTAATTGTACAACGACAGTTCGCAAAGTGTTTGACGCCTGCGTTTCTGCTATCGTCTCCGGGCCATCGCATTTGTGCCCCGTCTGACAACGTGAAGTAATCTCCCAATCGTCTCACGTCGCCGTTTAGTTCTTGATGACCGCGACCGCCGTCTGTAAGTGACGACGACCATTCAACGTACTCAACGCCACTTGCCTCAAGTGCTGCAAGATTGCCTTGATTCTGCGCTTGCATCATTTCAGTTCGTGCGATGAGTGACGAACGACCCCAAACATTGCGCACAATTGCGGGTCCGCGTTCGAGTGGCTGAAGGCTCACTCGCGTGGGTCGTTGTCCGGGTGCAAGAACTTCGGCATCATCGAGATACGTTGAGAATCGAATACGCCGCGCAAGTTCGCTTGATGTGATGCCAGGCTCTTCGGTCATCCACTGACCGATTTGATTTGCCATATTCTGTTGGAATTCTTCGCGTATATTCTCCACCAAGTTTGTCGCCAGCACTTTCTTCTCACGCATGAAGTTCTCTTGGAAAGTTGGCGGAATTATGAATCGTTGCCCACGGTTCATCGTTCGATTGCCTGCGTCTTGAACTTCTCTCAAACCACCAGTGGTTAATATTCCGATCAATGCTTGCACGGCACGCTCTTCGGCGTTTTGAATGCTTTTCTTGACGACGGCACGAATCAATCGAACTTCCTCGTCCACGAGTTCTTTGAGATATCGATCAAGGACTGCCTTGATTTGTCCAGCCATTGCCTTCGATCGTGTTTGTGCCTGGCGTGCGCCTGGGCCTGATCTTGTGCCTCTGAAGCTCGGCTCGCCGCGTCTCATAACCATATTTGTGCGCCTCTGCTTCCTTCGTTTGGATCAATTGATATCACCGGCATCGTGGATTCATCCAGTTCGGTGATCGCCCAAACCAGTGCATCGAGTCGATCGGGTGACTCACGAGTCATTGCTGGGACATAGTTACAAAGCTGATCTTCGAGTCGTTCAAAGATTCCAACATGATGGACTCGCGCTTGTTCGTATCGTGCGCCGACTGGCTCTGCGCGAGCTTGCTTGCCTCGCGATGCGTGAACGCTTTTAATTGCAACCGTTGAGTTGATGCCTTCGATGATTGTGCGCCAAGTGTCGCCGCCTTGATTTGATTCAACGACGATTCGATCGGCTCTAAATTCGTCGTAGGCCTCGATCGCTCTGCGACAAACTTTCTCGGGCGTGCCTTTGAAACTTAGATCAGCAAGAACATAAAAATCTCGATTGGATAGACCAACAACGACGATGCCACTTTCATCGCTGCCCTCTTTGCTCGTTGTCGCTGGGTCGATTGCAACCACGATGCGCTGCATCGATGGCGTATCTTGGCAACGATTGTCCTCAATATCGCGACGTGCGAAGAGTGCGCCAGGCAACTCGCTCAAGAGCTCGCCTTCGAGCTCTTGTCTGCCTAACGTTGTTCCCGCGTAACGTTGATGGATTGCGTTTATAAACGATTCCGCCAAGTTGTGGGTGTTGTCGCTCGTGCGCCCTCGCGTGACGTGGGTGTCATTTGCATCGGCTAATCTTTTGAGAGCGGTCAATGGTCGCGGTGTTGTGGTGACGATGGTGCGCGGGTTGTCGCCGAGTCGCATACCGAATTGGAGTTGATCCCACGAGTCCCATCGAGACCACGCCGCAAGTTCGTCCGCCCAAGCAAGATCGTGCTGCGGACCTCGAAGTTGATCCGGCTTGTCGGCTGAATACGTCGAAGCAACTGCACCATTGGGCCACGTCAATCGTCGTTTGGATGGTTCGTACTCTGGACGAAAGTTCGCAGGCGAACACGCCAAGATTCCGCTCTGACCTTCAACCATAACATCTCGACAATCGGCAGCCGTTCGTCCGACAAGTGCGACGCGTTTGGCTCTGCCGTCTTTGATTTCATTGATAATGAATTCAGCACCACATCGAGTTTTGCCCCAACCTCGCCCAGCGAGCACGAGCCAGTTTCGCCAAGTCGTTTTCGGCGCAAGTTGTTCCGGCCTGGCGTTAAAACGCCAGTCACTCATCAAGAGTTCGATCTCGTCATCACTGAGATCAGAGAGAAGTTTATTCCTCTCCGTTTCGCTCTGCGATGCGAGCCAATCTATCCAAGAGCTGCTCACGAACGTCGCCATTCTCATGTTTAATCGGACCGCCATCGAGTCCTGTTAATTCTTGCCGAGTAGTTTCTTTCCAACCTGCCTGAGTTTTCAAATAAAAGATAGCCGCCGTGGTATTGCCCGAGTTCGCTTGCACGATGAGATTCTTTGCCACTGAGCCAATCGCTTTGACTTTGCCTTTTTGATAGCGTTCGGAAACTTCTGGCTGGCGTTTCATGATGTCGTAAAATGTGGTCCGACCTATGCCAAAGTAGTCCGCAATCTGCTCTGACGATAACACTGCTGCCAACGTTTCAACTTCCGCAATTTGCGCATCGGATAACACCGTCAACGGTCGTCCATCTTTCTTGTGTTCGCTCTTTGGTTTCGCCCTCGACTTGCGCTTCTTTGTTGTCATGGTGTCGACTCTTTTGGTTGGAATACATAACTGAACCAAAGCACTTTCTGACGAAGCGATCTGGTTCTCAAATTCTTGGAAGCAATCTTCCCCATTTGCGGACTTGTGTACCCGTAATTGATGAGCTTCCAGCAATCGCTTTTTTGTCGTGATCGATACATTGGAATGCTGGAAAACTTTGCCATGATTTTGTATCCGTAACGCTCATTCATAAGTTTTGAAGTTTCTGTCACCATTTTCAAACCGAGACCAAAGCCAACATAATCAGGATGAATCACGGTTCTATTGGAATGCCAGATCTTCAAATTGCCCGGCACATAATTGGCAAAACATTGAAATCCAATTTGTTTGTCTCCGTGAAATAATCCAAACGTATAAAGTTTTCCTCCAGGCAAATTCTCATTTAGATAATGATAGCGGCTAAAGTTTCGCCACGTTTTTTTGTCAACTTCATGGATGTCGAATTTGATTCGTTCCTCTCGGGGTTGCCTTTGTAACCTCCGATCGTGATATCGTTGATCATTGCAATCGATGACCCAATCGGGTTGCAGCCAATCGATCACATCATGATGGCATGACACCAACACAAAACGTTTGTCATATCTTCGCGCTGCTTTCTGAATTGCGTGACTCATGATTTTCGCCACAGTTCGATCAACCACCGATGTCCATTCATCAATGCAAACAACGGACGAGCTATCAGCCATTGCGATTTTGAGAGCCGCTTCAGCCCTGAACTTTTGCCCATTGCTAAGCGTATACATAGGACGCAACCAACAAACGACTTGACTCAATCCGACGCTGTTAAGAATGCCCGCTCTTTGGTCATAGGTCAGATCTTCCGGAAACAAATCAATGATTGGTTTTGAATAGTCAAAATCGAACTCAAAGCAATCATCACCAAAGATCTGTTTGGTCAATGTAGTTTTGCCAGAGCCAGAATTGCCTATGATCAAACCAACATTGAAATCCGAATCAACGTCCGCTTTGACGTTGAGCTTGTGCGTGAGTTTCTTTTCGATATCGATGTCCATCGATTGTGCGGCTTTCGTCGCCATAAAAGACTTTGACGGCTTCGACTCCAAATGCACCGAATAATCTTTCAACATCTCACACCAACTTCACTTCGAGCCCACGCTCTTCGAGTTCATTGAATAGGCTTTGGAGTTGCCCTTCATTCTCGCACGTCACAAAGAGGCAGTTTTCTTTGACCTCATCGATTGAGATTTCTTTGATATCCTTTTCACCGAGTAAGTCATCCACCATGCCTTCGAGTTCAGTCGCAGAGAATCCGGCTGCCTCGACTAGCGCAGAATCTTCAAGATCGAGCGCCGAGAGTTGTTGCATCAATGCATCATCATCCCAGTTCGCGAGCTCTGCGGTGCGATTGTCAGCGATAGCATAAGCAGTTGCTTCAGAACCTTCGAGCTGAGTTCTCACGATGCGGATTCGATCCCACCCGAGTGATCGCGCTGCTGTCAGCGTGCCATTGCCAGCGATGACGACGCCTTTGCTATCCACCACGATCGGCTTTTGTTGTCCGAATCGACGCAAACTTGATTTGATTGCTGCCAAGTTCTTGTCATCGTGCTGACGAACATTTGCTGGATCTAGATCCAACTCCTCTATCTTAATCTCTTCCACATTCATGTTTTGATCCCTCTTGTGTCTTATGCTTTTTTTACCGGCCCAACCGGCCCAATAATCTCAATGATTGGCTCTCGTGGTTTTCCATCTTTGTAAACCCAAACTTCCTTGGTGACGCGTTCGCCACATTTGAATTGTTTGAGTCGTGTCATTTCCGCGGATCCTGGTCGTCGATTGCATTTCACTTGAATCAATCTCGTGTCATTAGACCCGATCGCAATAATATCCCACTCACCTAGCGACGCTGCGGCTCTTGTGCACCGATATCCGAGTTCCTCTAGTTGTTTCATACAACGATGTTCCGCTCGCGTTCCCTTGGCTTTCCTATTCTTGACCGTCATCAATCACTCTCCACGTCCAACGCATCGTAAAGAGTCGCGACCTCTTGCGGAATATACATCTGCACCTCAGTCAACGGACCCCAGAGTTGCCGCAATGCGTCATAGGCCTCCTCCAGACTACCGTGCGAAGCCGAGACCGTTTGCCAAGGGTAGTCTGGCGCCGGTCTATACTCGATCACGATCCAAGGCTTTCGTCTGACCTCTCCGAACATCGTTCCCCCTGAAGACAATCCTGCCCTTGAGATCCGCCGTGGTCAACGCCATCAATCAAGTGATGCGAACACAGGAACGAAAGTGGCGTTGACCAGTCGGCGAATTCCGACACCGCCAGTGTCGCACACTTCGCACCATCAACGCCAGCGGCGCTCACAATTCTTTCAGCGGCTCGAATCGATAGAGCGCCCAAAGCTCGGTGCCGTCCTTGGCTTCACCGGCGAGCTCAAAGCTGATTGAATCGTGATCGTTCACAACCTGGGCAAACTCCCACCGACGATAGAGCCCTGGTATTCTCCGCCACTGGCTCAAGTCCATTGGACCAGCATTGCGGAAGGGGTCATCTTTGCTCTTGAGTAAATCTTTGATTGGCATCTCTTCACCTCCTACTAACTAAACGCGGATTTGATCTCTCAAGTGGGACACCGCACGGATAAAAAGCACCCCGAAACGGGGTCTATTAAACCCATGAAACTTTGCTCACTCGCGTTGGTACATGCTCTCCCCCCTCTTAAGAGGGGGGGAGAGTTATGTACCAAACGAATCGAGAGTGAGTGATTGGTACATTTAACGGTACATAACGGTACATAACGAAGCATAACATTGCGGAATCAGTCATGATTTCAATTTGTACCCGCTTTGTACCGTTTTCCGATTGTCTGACAAAATCGGTACATTTTGACCCCAAAATCAGGGCCCCTGGTACATGGCAAAATTGTACCGATTTTCACCGTTTTCTGATGTTTGCCGGCATCGTCGTGAACCGACAATCGCCGAGCTTGCCAGCTTCAAAGATCACCAACATCGACGGAGCCGGGGCGGTCAATCCCGGCTCTCGTGTCTTTGGATCTATAAACTTGAGACGACCTTTCAGGAATACAATCTCCGACGCATTAAGCGCCCACTGATGAAAGGCCCGAGTGTCCGTGCGTGCGAACATCAGAATCACCGAACTATTGCCTAGCGTCGCCTCATAATGTGCCTTTTGTAGCCAGTCGGCCACTCGTGAATATGGTGGGTTGCACCACGTCCACGACTGCCACGGCAACGCCAATCCATCGTCTTGTTCGTCGTACCACTCCGAACACTTCGCGGACCATTCTTGTGCGCACGCATCAAGTTTGAAGTCATAACAACGAGAGAGACGATCAAAGAACTCTGGCGGGGTCGCCCAACAATCTTGACCACTGCTATGATGTAGTCCGCCCAATGTCATCGTGCTAGCCTCATGAGATTCAACATTGACGCCCATGCTTCATCGACCACCGACCAACCGTTGGTATTTGACTCGATGAGTTCTGCCGATTGCAAAACGTTGATCAATCGTCCCTTTGAGCTTGCCTTGATCTCTTGTTTCGCACTGCGTTCGGTCAAGTTTTCGACATCGATGAGCCATTGACGCAATTGATTGTTTGAGATCCACGGCAATCGATCCCCATCGAGTGGACATGAGTTGTCGTGCCAGGCTCTAGCAAATCGATCTTTCCGCGTTGCTAGTTTCTCATCGACTTTCTCCGCAGGCGTCACCTCCTCGACTATCGCCGATTTGACTGGCTCACCCTCGTCATCGACCCACCCAGGGATTTCAATCGTGCGCAACTCCGCTTGATGACTCATCGCCAACTCCGCGTCTTTGCTTTTACGTTGTATGATCTCGATCGGTTTGTCGCCTTTCTTCGGCACCACCGACACTTCGATGTCCAACGCACCGCGCCACGCGCTAGAACCTCGCGCACGATGTTGAGCCTCATCACTTACGCCAGTGTGATGCACTAACAACACTGAACAACCGAACGCATTCATCAAGTTTGCGCACGCATCCAACATCGTCTTTGCGTCTTGTGCCGAGTTCTCGTCACCCAATAGGAAACGATGCAACGTGTCCACGATGATGAGCTTTGGCGGCTCTGCAAGACTTCGCAAAGATTCCGCCACTCGTTGATAACCCGCATCCGTGTTGAGATCGCATCCACTTCGCGAGACCCAGATCTTGGTTGATTTCACTTTGTGATGATGTTTCCACGCTGCGACTCGTCCACGCAAACCATGATGACCCTCGCCAGCGAGATAGACGACCGTGCCGGGCGTCACTTTGTGACCTCGCCAGTTCGTGACACCACCCGCGATGCGAAGTGCCCAGTCCAAGACGATGAATGTTTTTCCGCCACCCGACGGGCCATGAACCATCATCAATGCGTTGTCTTGCAACCATCGTTTGACAAGCCACGAAATAGGCGCCGGCTGAGAACAAAACTCGTCACCCGGCACGAGCCAATCACTGATATCCGGAGTCAATAGAGTCATCAAGTCATGACCAGCATTATGATAATCGTTAGCATCACCCGATTCTGGAGGCATGACGACTTGCGCGCCATGACGCGCTGCGGCTTCGTGAGCTTTTGCGAAGCCAACGCCACCCGCGTCATTATCTGCAACGATGACAATTCGCTGATTTTGACCGTATGACTCACGAATTTGACCCGTCACGCTCGGCAAGTTGCTCGCAGAGAATGCCACGATCACCATCTCCTCGGTCACTTCGCGCACGGTTGCACCCGTTGCGAAGCCTTCGACGATGTAAATCGTATCCGTCGGCATACCCAGTGCGAGATAACAACCGCCAACGCGTCCACCCTGATGATAAAGTTTGCCGCCGTTGCCATCGATGTACTGAAGAGAGCTGAGTTGATATTTCTCATCATAGAGCGGGACCATCAATCGCCCGTCTTGTGAGATGCGCACGCCGTGCGCTCTGACTCGCTTGCGCGTGAGATATTGGTGATCATCACTTGCTGTTTGTGCATTGTCCCAAATGCGTTTGACCTCTTGCCTCGTGTTCTCTCGTTGACGCTCAAGCTCTTGACGTCGAATCGTCTTGGCTCTCTCGATGTTTGATTTGCTGCGGGCTATCTCTTGCGGCGTCAATTCTCTGCCGAGACTTGCTCGCCAGTCTTGTTTGATGTCTCGCCGCCAACAACCAAAGGCACCGCCCGGGATATCGTCGCCATGCGCGATGTACCACCCAGTCTTGCCGCCTTTCTCGTCGGCATCGAAACGATAAAGAGTTCCGTCAAGAACGATAACATCCGGTGCCTTGAGTCCCGCTTTCTCGATTGCTTGTCTCAGTTGCTTGTCGGGCGGCTCAACTGGACGCGCATCCGCGTTGAATTTGCCGCCAAAAATATCTATCAGATCAGTCATGGATTCCCCCCGATGACGTGCTGGAGTCGCTGCCGGCACGTTATCAATCCAAATTTTTCGTTTCTACTTCCTGCTCTAATTCTTTTAACCCAAGAACAAGTGCCTCTCGAATCACATCTGAACGCGATGCGCTCACGAGTGACTGCCGAACACTGCCCAGAACAAGAACCAGCGCATCGATTCTTGTGAGCATATCACCCGAACACTTGAACCCAACCAATTGATTTTTCACGTCTTTTCCTCCGAAGTACGTTTCCAATAAAAAAAATGTCTCCCTGGTTAAAACATACGTTAAAAGTCTTTGCAACCAACGTTGAGTTTTGAATAAATGGCTCATGTCGCAGTTACGCGACGCGAAACAAAGGAAACAAAATGAGCCAGTCAAAACCAAACCCAGTACATACTTTCCATCCTACTCGCGACGAGCTTCTGGTGCTTGCGCGAGACTATAACGACAACGAAGGCATTTTGATCATCGAACGTCTCGCACGATTGATGGACAAGCATTTCAGCGAATTTGAAACAATCAACAGCGCACGCACTGTCAAAAGCGTTTTGCGAAAATTCACTGATGAGTTGGAGCATCAACTAAAGTGCCACTCATCGTTTGAAGACTCGCGAAATTATCTCAGTCCAGTCATGGAAGAGCTTCGCATCATGAAAGATTCGGCGATGGAGATTCGTTCCGCGTGGTGCAAACTCGAAGATTTTTGCTACTTCGAATTTGACGAACTCGCCAAGTTGGTTCTCGGCGAAATGCGAGTGCGCAAATTCTTCCTCGCTCGTAGTCATGCTGACGATGATGGCAGCAATTTAAACGACTCTTGGACAATCGACACGCCGCACAGCGTGATCTTGCGTGATCTAAATCGCCAAGGTCATTGCATTGCTTCATTGGTTGAACACGGCGAAATCGTTTTGGATTCATACTGAAAGGAAAACATCATGGCACAATATCAAGGACACAAGAATTGGAATCACTGGAACGTCTCACTCTGGATCATGAATGAATACAATGTTTACAAGTGGGCCGCGTATCTCGTCACGCGATACAATCGCGACGTGGCCGCTCGCAAACTCTTGGCATATTGCAAAGTGTATTGGCGCGAGTTTCACGGATGCACTCCGGACGATGCGCCGTTGACGTTCTCAAGTGTTCGCGCAGCTCTCACAAATTGGGGGAAGTAATGAAAGCAAATATTGAGATCGTGCATCGTGATCACACTATCAAGATTGAAGCCGCAGCCGTTGGCAATGATGGCGGCGGCATTTGGGATGTCGCAATTGAGGAACCAGGCGGTCGTTGCATTTGGAAGGACGTCGAAATCATTACAGGCATTCAGGGAATGGCAGAAATTTTGTCGGGGTTGCGTTGTATGGTCAACGAAATCGACGACGAGAACATCAAGCGTCAATGACGCAAAACATAGAAAGGGATTCAAATGGTAACAATCACAAGAACATCGGACACAACGCATCAACATCTGAAGGTGTTGACGTATGGTCCAGCCGGGTCTGGAAAGACGCGTCTTTGCGCAACTGCGCAAGATTGCATCATCATCAGTGCCGAGAGTGGACTCTTGAGTCTCCGCGGCTTCGACTTGCCAGTCATCGAAGTCTCCACGTTGGCACAAGTCCAAGAGGCTTACCAGTTTCTAACCGACAGCGACGAAGCGCGGAACTTTCGTTGGGTGTGCATCGACTCACTCAGCGAGATCGCGGAAGTCGTCTTAGCTGCTGAGAAAAAAGCAAGCAAAGACCCGCGCAAGGCATATGGCGAACTCCAAGATCGGATGTCTCAACTCATCAGAGCTTTTCGCGATTTGCCAAAAAACGTTTACATGAGCGCAAAAGTGGAACCTTTGCGTGACATGGATGGCGTTTCGGGGTGGACTCCATCTATGCCCGGCAACAAACTTGGCCAGAGTTTGCCGTATTTCTTCGACGAGGTTTTTGCCTTACGCGTCAAAGAGGTCGACGGCGAAACTCGGCGAGCACTGCAAACTGCCACCGACGGCGTTTGGACTGCAAAAGATAGAAGCGGCGCACTCGCGCAATTTGAAGAACCAAATTTGGAAACAATTTACAACAAAATCATCAAGTAATTAGGAGAACAAAACAATGCCAAGCATCACATTCAACGCAGGAAACTATGACTTTAGCACCGAGGACCGCCCAGCATACGAGGCACTGCCTGAAGGGTATTACAACGTGATTGCGATAGATTCTGAGATCAGAGAGACAAAGGCAGGCACCGGCAATTATCTGCAATTCAAGTTCGAGATCTTGGACGGTCAACATAAAGGACGATACATCTGGGATCGATTCAACATCAGGAACCCTAACCCGCGAGCCGTTGAGATTGCGCAAGAGAACTTGGCGCGCTTCTGTCAATCGGCGGGTCTTAAAAGTATCAGTGATTCCTTCGAGTTGCATCATCGACCCGTCAAAGTCAAAGTAACTCAACGCGAGTGGAACGGGCAGACGCAAAACGAGATCAAGGGCTACCGCAAAGCTGATCTTGGCAACGCTACACCAGCCCCAAGCACTGGCAATGTTCCTTTCTGATCAAGCAATCATCGCGCTCGCTCGCACGGCTCCTAGAGTCTCGGGCGGGCGCTTTCTTTTAGATTTTCTTCAACTCATTTTTAGGAAAAACAAAATGCAAAACGCAAAATGGATTTTAGCTCGTCAAGTATTCATCACCGCCAATTCAACTAACATGAAAGACCCTACGCCAATTTGTAAGCCATGCTTTTCAAGCATGGTCGGCAAGCATGGCAAAACTGGCGAGTGCCGAGATTATTTAATCAATCTCGATACCGTGATTCACATTGCCGACTTTGATCCACATCGACTCGTGATTGATGGAGAGGATAAGGGCATTGTGCCGGTTGTGCGCCTGACATTTGCGGCAACTGATGAGGGTGGAATCATTGAACAAAAATTCATCATCGCAAGTTTCGACGAAATTATGCGTTTGACTGATGCTGTCGGCGTGGAGCCAGAACAATGAAAACCACGCTGCAAATTCTTGATGATAGAATGGAACGCGAGCAGGACACGAGCCACCGATCACATCTCGGCGCATCGAGTATTGGCGGCGAATGCGAACGCAAAACGTGGTACTCTTTTCGCTGGGCATTGGAACCCGACTTCACTGCTGACGTGCTGCGCAAGTTTCGCGACGGTCACGAGAGCGAGGAGTTGATCGCTCGTGAGCTTGAACAAGTCGTGGAACTGATGGGTCGGCAGGCACGTTTTCAGGATGGGCACTTCGGCGGTTCAGTCGATGGAATCATTCGCAGCGGACTCGTTGAAGCACCGGACACGCCTCACATTTGGGAGCATAAAGCCGTGAGTGATAAACGTTTCGACGAGTTGCATCGATTGCGCGAACGTTTATCGCTTCTCAACGACGAGGGATCGGTGCTGCTCAAGTGGATGCCAACGTATTATGCACAAGCTCAAATTTACATGCACAAACTGAAGATCGATTGGCATTATATGACCGTAGCAAGCGCGGGATCTCGTCGCCTGCTGAGTCTTCGCACGCCACTCGATGAATATTATGCCCAAGAGATTGAAGACAAAGCACATCGCATCATCAAATCATTAGATGCACCGCGCAAAGTCTCGCCTGACTTTGATTTTTGGCTGTGCCGTTTCTGCGATTTCGCAGGACTTTGCCACGGTAACAATCAACCCGACAAGTCGTGTCGTTCTTGTCGTTATGCTCAGGCAACGAAAGACGGTCGATGGCGTTGCATGTTCTTTGAAACTGAACTGGATGACGACAAACAAAAGCGTGGGTGTGAAGAATGGCGCCGCTTTTTAGACGGTGGGCGAGTTCTCGATTAGACTGAAGGAAACCACCACAAAGGGGGAAAATCATGGATGGATTGGATTTGTTACTCATTGCGATGCTGTTGGCTTTTGGCTTGTTTGTCGCTGTTTCGGGCATGATCTTTGAGTACATACTTGAGAAACGCGAGCAGCGTGCGTTGCATCGTCACGTTTGGGGGAACGTCGTTGATCTTAAGTCGTGGCGAGACTCGCGCAAACGCGCATCCGGCATTCGACGGTGATGCATGAGTTGGCTCTTTTCGCAGGCGCTGGCGGTGGAATACTCGGGGGAAGATTGCTTGGATGGCGCACAGTGTGCGCTGTTGAGTGCGATCCCTACGCCGCCAGCGTCTTGGTTTCCCGACAAAACGACGGAACACTTGATGCTTTCCCGATCTGGGATGACGTGCGCACGTTTGACGGAAGACCGTGGCGAGGCATTGTTGACGTCATATCTGGAGGATTCCCGTGCCAGGACATCAGCGTCGCCGGAAGACGCGAAGGCATCGACGGAGAAAAATCTGGACTCTGGAGCGAGATGGCTCGAATCATCAGTGAAGTTCGACCCCGATTCGTATTCGTGGAGAACTCACCAGCAATTATTCGACGAGGTCTTGCAAGAGTCCTCGGTGATCTTGCCGTTCTCGGGTATGATGCGCGGTGGCGTCGTCTATCAGCCTTGGAACTTGGAGCGCCACACCGACGAGATCGATTCTGGCTCGTTGCTACCGACGCCAACCGCGATGCAATACGGCACGACGAACAACGGCACGAGATCCGACGGCACAACGTTTGCCACTGCGGGAATGCCGAGTCTCCAGACGATGGCCGCGCAGAATCTATGGCCAACGCCGACGGTCGAAGGCAATCGGAATCGCAAAGGATTGAGCGAAAAATCAGGCGACGGCCTGGAGACGGCAGTGAAACGATTGGAAGACCAGAATGGTGGACCGTTGAACCCAACGTGGGTAGAGTGGCTCATGGGGTGGCCAATCGGGTGGACAAGTTGCGATGTCTTGGCAACGGACAAGTTCCATCGGTGGCAGCAAAAGCATGGGAATTACTAACGCGATAGACTACTCCCCCGACCAGCGTGGTTAATGAGTGCCACGTTGTAAATGGGTGGTCTATCGGCTCGGAGAGGCGCGCACCTCTCCGGGCACTGGGGGGAACGATGCGCAAGGAAGATCTAAAGGCCCGAGCGGCTTTTCAATATCGTGAAAAAAAGAAAGAACTGGCGATGTCGATGCGACGCGTCAAAGCGTGGATTATCAAACATTCAGACGATGCCGATCGAGTTGCTGATCTTCGCGACTATCTGCGAAGATTAGAGTTGGAAGATCTCTTTTGGACTAAACATCGAAAGAATCGGCAATCTTAGAGTCTTACGCCAGAGTCGAGGAGACTCACCAGACGTCGCTCCTCGACTCTGAAGCCGACTTCCGCACGTAGTGCATCCAAGTCAAGTAACGGCCCGGGACACTGCTTAGCGGGGTCTGATGAGCTTCCTGGCAACTCGGTGTGACCGTGTATCGTGAGTCCATAACCGGCGAGCTCTATACAGAGCTCGATTAAACTGAGCCATTGAGATTCGGTTGGCTCGTGCTTTGTAAAGTCGCCAATCAACGCGACGCTCACGCTCTCGCTGTTCCATCGTCTCGCGTGCGGACCCGTATCTTTAAGGCCCAAACATTGATCAATGCTGCCATCGACTCGAATGATGAAAGTGTATGGCATTTGTCCGCCAGTCCATGCGCCCGCGGCATTCTTTGATGTATCACGAAAGGCTCTAGCGATTTCTGGACCCGTAGCACCGAGTGATGCGCCTATCTTATGCACCACGACTTTCTTGAGTTTCACAAGCTCCCGCTCTCGCGGTTTGCCATCGTCGCACTCATTGATGCGGTCAAAGATCACCATTGAACTCTCACTCCGGCCAGAGCGGTCCAGTCGCTTGGGCTCGCGATGGAGCCTTGCGCGATGAGCGAGACCGCATCGTTGATTCGTGCAGAAGCATCCAGAGCACCCCGAAGCCCAGTAGGGCCCCCAGCGAGCCCAAGCCTGACGTGACCGCCAGGAGCTTTCGGAACTGCTGCCAGTGCATCGTTTAGCTTTCCGACGAACTGGCCTGCTGCTTTCCCGCTTCAGTGACCGCCTGAGCGCCCATGAGCGAGGCTTTAATCTTGGCGCGACTATTGGCATAGGAAGCACCGCAAACGGCGCTGAGGACGCCACCAGCGAGCGTCAGCCACTGGTTATCACCCTGCGACTGCTCAAGAGTTGCGATGATAATCCCGGCAATCATGCCGACTAGATTGAGCCAGAACTCTGATGACTTAAAGCCATTAGTCTTGTTTGTTACGCTTGGCATGTTCCATCCCTTTCTGAAATGCAATGTACCCTCGAAAGTCTTCTCGAAATGAGCATAGGTCTCGATGCGTCCTAGCCATTTTGTCTCGCATTTCGCTAATGTCCGACTCCATGCGATTAATCTTCTCTTCCACGACAGCGATGCGGTTGCCCGCACTCTTCACGTTGTCGTACACGGTACCGCCGTTGGCTTTGGCTTTGCGAGTCTCATAAACGCGCATCGCCCAAAGCAAGCTCATCGTGAGAACGCCGGTGATACCACCGCTAGCAAGCGACTCTTCCATCTTACGGCTCATCATCCGGCGGTTCGATATTACCCGCCCATTCAGCCGCTTCCGGCTGCGTGTAGATAGTCCAGCCAGTTGCCCGGAATGCGTCTAGGTCACCACCGGCCATGAGCGTCGGGCTGTTGCACTTCCAAATAGTATGGACCCCATCGCTAGCACCCAAGGCACAATTGGTTCGGTTGAACTCTGCCGACGTGCGGTAGGTTGGATGCACCGTCACCGGTGGTTGGTCCGGGTCTGGATAGGTTTCGTAGTCGTACCGAGTGACCGCCGATGGCAAGTCATCGTCGAGGTTGCCGACTGGCACCAAAAGATATACCCAAGTTCCGCTACTCATTTGCTAATCCTTTTATGAGACGAAGGTCTGATCGATAGATTTGTTCTATTTCGTTGTCGCTCAAGGTCACTTGATAGAATTTAGGACAAGCGATCGGACCATTCATTTCATTGGCCCCTGACGTCACGTAGTCCCCGAAACGCAATGCCGTTGCGTTAGGTACGCCCGCCAAGGTTGTCGCTGTGCTGGTAGAGTCTAGAACGCCATCAAGAAACAGCTTGATTGTAGTGGTCGCGCCGCCACCATAGTCAACGGTAAACGCGAAATGATGCCAGTCCGAGTCCGAGATTGTGCCAGTTGTATTGGGGTTGGCTCTAGCCGATACGCCATCGCCTAACTCAAAATACACTTTATTTGCTGAGTTTAAGTAAACCGCGAATCGATGTTGAGTCCCTGAGCCATAATCGTCATTGATGAAAATCGAAGAGAACTCTCCAAGCTTTTGCAGTCTGAAGAAACAAGAGAACGCGCCGCCATTTGCGAAACTTGGAAGGAATGCCGAATCTTTAGCGGAGAGCGCATACTCGTTAGCAGCATTAGAGACCGCACCAAGATTCAAAACGCTCACACCCTTCCGCTTCATCGAGAAGTCGCCAACGATAGTCGAGCCGCTGGCGTTTTCGGGGAAGGATGCGAGCCCCGGCGCAATGGTGCCAACCGTCACGGCACCAGAGACACCGTTTCCGCTGTAATCCTTGAAGCTAGTTAGGTCGTCACACTTCCACCAAGCCTGAAGATTAGCCGATGCAATTCCGGACACGTCGCCAGGAATGCCAGAGTTGTATACTTGTGTCACTTCAGAATCACTAAGGACCGTGTTCCAGGCCGCTGTATCCACCGGTATAAAATGACAAACTCCACCATAAGGGCCATCACCCCAACGACCGCCGGAAAGTTTATTATCTCCGAAGCTCCAAGTTGTCCTTGACCCACTAAAGGATCTTGCGCTCACTGTTTTCTTTTCGCCATTGATCCAAAGCTGCCAATAAGGAGAAGTCGCCAAGGTTGTGATAACAACGTGTTGCAATTTGCCTAGCTCAAAGGTGTGATTATAACGGACGCTGACCGACCCACCCCCATTTGATAACCAGATATTTGGCGTACCGTGTCCAGAGTCGTTATCGTAAACAATTTCCAACATATCCCCGCCTGGATACTTACCAAGGATAAAGATCGGGTTGTAATCACCAGAAGTAGTACCGGGTAGTTCTTGCATGATAAACCACCCGGAAAGCGTCCCTTGGTTTGTAAAGGGCGTGCCAGACATAACGTCGCTTCTGTAGTAAGTATTATTGGTCGTGTCTTGCATACTGATACGACTCGCACTCTGCTGCAATCCAAGTTGCGGACACGGTACGGGTTGAGCGAACTCCATGGAGCATGAACCAATATCTTCCACCGGTTCGCCATCTGCGCCCATATCTTGGAAGTATCGGCCGCCGGTGCCGCCGGTATCGTTGTAATCGCTTAGTGGGTAGTACCGTCGCAGATTGCTAGCACTAACGCCGGTAGGTAGGACTTGCTCGGGGTTGTGGTATAGCTCGCGAGCTTGAGCGTCGGTGAATTTCATATTGAAAACTTTGACGCCTGCTATTAACTGGTTCTGATAGCCGTGAGACGTCCCGCCAATGTCGAAAGTGGTGGTATCCCAAATGACACCTACAGCGCCAGGGCTGTCGTATTTTTCACCGTTGAGATACAAGATCGTAGTGTTTAGGGACGTTGTACCATTTCCATCTAAGACGAAAACAACATGGTGCCATTGATTCAAAGGAAGGCTCGATAAAGTGAATCCCAGCCTATTTCCAGAAGTAATTTCCCCGGCGATGTAAAAACTGCTTGAAGACATAAACGCAATGAATCGATCAACGGCAGTAGCACCACCACCGAAGTTGTGAATAATCCGCCCGGGTCCGCCATCTCGCTGATACATCCAAAATGAGACGGTGCAAGCTGTGGCGGTTGCGTCTGTAAAGTTGGCTCCCTGTAATCGATCAACCGAACCGTCTTGGTCAAGGGCTCTCCCCGTATACACTCGCGCCATTGCCACGCCGCGTGCCAAATCGAGACCGCGTGGGAGTTGGGGGCGGTTGACGGTGAAGGATGGGGAGCCAAAGGCAGTTAAGTCATCGCCGCTTGCGCCAGTGTCAACATAGTCAGTTTCGAGTTTGTAACGGTGTCGCAGGTTGGATGCACTAAGACCCGTCGGGATAGTCAAGCCTGGGTTGTTGTAAATCTCCCGGACTTGATCTTGCGTTAAAACTTGATCGTAGATCCTAACATCCGAGACAAGGCCATCATGGTAATGAGTATTTCCTAGACTATAGCGACCAAGCTCGAAATCACCATTGGTGATATTTGGCGACGCTGTA